GTAGAGCAGTTGTTACAAGAGATTTTAGAGACAAACACGAACAGAACATTGATTATCTGTCTCTAATGTTGGTTTATAATCAACAACTTTATAAAAATTCTCTCTTGAAAGATTTTTGTGGAGATTGTTTGAAGATTCGATATGCACCTTTTAAAGAGACTATTGCCTTTGAATTTGATTCAGTTTTTACTGGGTTTGCTGATATTGCTCAACACATGTTGAATCATGAGCAAATGAACCCATATATGCCGATTATGTATATTTTGCGTCCCCATTGTGTTTCATGTCCAATTGGAGACAAGCATTGTATTTGGAATATTTTACGCATGTACACGGCTCAAATAATTTTCGAAGACCAATCTGAATTTCGTGTTGTTAATGGTCAGCGTGTTTGGCATCAAGGTTGGATAGAGAAACAAAATGCTAGTATGTGGCTTAGTGTTAAAATAAAGATTGGAACAATTGGACAACCATGTGCTTATAGAGATAATAATCGTTTGGCTTCATTTAGAATTTGTTGGAAATGTCGTCATATAGTTGCTTATTGGACAAACAATGCAGAGATTGTTAATGTAGAACACTTGACTTTAACCTGTGCTCATGGAGATTTCAAAGTGTTTCGTAAACAAGGTGTGTCTAAGACCTATGCTGACGCAGTTAATAGTTCTCGTTTATTGGTTTCTTTGGAGAGGTTTTATCAGATATATGATCCGAAGAAAACCGGGCGACGACCAATTAGGAAAGGAAAGAATAATTCTTTTATACCAGATATTGATCACATTTTTCCTGATAATAAGTTGGAAATTGCAAAGAATTGGGATTGTTCTTATAAGCCTGATTTTAATAGCGTTTTGCAATTTATATGCAAGCAAATGGTTTCCAAACATCCTTTGATCCCGCATGCACCTTATAAGTTTAAATTTTTAAATAAGCGACAAGAGGGTGTTACTATGGGAGCACATAGTTTCCCAATTATGGAGAAATTAAAGGACAAACAAATATTATATTTGTCTAAAATGAAATTACTCCGATGTTTTAAACAGGTTGAAATTTCTGATGTTAAAATAGCGAATCCAAAATTTCGAACTAAATATTTTTATTATGGGTTTGATTATGAATATAAAGGGATAACCATGGTTTACTTTGAGACCGAGCAGCATCTTTACCAAATGAATCCTTCACATCAGTATTACCTTTTTGGGAAGAATTTCTTCGAGATGGAAGAGTGCCATACCATTTATCAGCAATTAATTAAATATTGTGGAAAGCCAGGTGGAACCATTGGTCTTATGAGGCGCTGTATTGTTGCTGGAATGTTGACTAAAATTCATGATGCGCAGTTTCCATTTTGTAATTTGGCCAATATATTTAGTGGAACAGTTTATAAGTGGAATATAGTTGACTCGATGAATGCTACTAGTATGTTGCGAATCTTAGACAAGACTGAAGTATTTCGATGTGATCCAGTTACTTATGTTTTCTTTGAATGTCTTCGTAATCCCAATGATTTGTTTGGTATATTGGGTTGTCCTAAGTTGGAACATCAGTATCATCAGTTGTGGTTAGATTACTATGCTGGTCGTCCCATTGATCAGTTCAGATATTCGGAGTGGCGGCGTGTTCCTTATGCCAGAATGCAATCGATAGACAAATATCTAACTCCTTATAATATTCCACATTTCGACGCAAAGTCTAATAAGCGATA